TTTGAGCTTGCAATTGTTTGATCGTAATTTGTTTCATCGTGGTATTTTCTTTTTATTGTTCAAGGTTGGCACTTGCTGGCAGTCCCCGCCGTCGATTGTGAGTTTATTGACACTTGCTAGCAATGCAAGCGGATTTGTGATTTATTTTTGGAGGCTTAAAGGTTCACTTGCGCGGATTCTCATTTCGAGGTCAGACGGCCCGCCAAATGCGCCGCTTGTGACTGCAATGGCAATGCCAAGCAAGGCCACAAGGGCAAGGGCAAGGAAAAAATCGGATGCTTTCATGCCACGCCCCTTTCCATGATTGCGTTCACGACTCCACGCTGTTCTGTGAGTTGGTCAATCGAGGTTGGCTCCCCGTGAACCTCCCGAACAAATGCTGTTATTGTTGGTCGGTCTTTTTGGTAGACGCGTCCTAGGTCAATAAGCTCACGGAGCGAGAGCCCAGTCCAATTCTTGTGATTGAGCACGAGGCTCACAGATTCAATTTGTTTCGTTGTCATCTTGTCGTGGTGGTTGGTTTGGTTATTCGTATTCGCCGAAATAGGACTCCGCGAAATCCGCTCCCATAAGTGAAGCACAAATTGATTTCATGCGATCAAATGCGTCCTTGTGAGCCTTGTCGCCAAAGCGTGAGCCTTGTTGGATTGTCTGCTGTTCTTTGACCTCTGAAAGATTCCAGAAGTCGCGTTGCGTTGGTTCCGTTGTCATGTCGTGGTTTGGTTTGGTTATTGTTTCTCAAGATTGCAGACTTCAACCATGCCTTGGAAGATTTCAACCTTGAGCATTTCAACCTCGCTTTGGTATTCGTATTCGCTCATATCTGAATTCATATATTTGCGGTCGAGCCTATCAATTGCCCGCTCGTATTTGCGCTCAAGATAGTCTTCAAGTTCGATTGCTAGCATTTGTGTCGTTGTCATATCGTTGTGTTTGGTTTGGTTATTGTTTGGAAGCTTCATAAATTGCATCGTCAATTGTCATGATGCGTTCAATCCCGCACATTGCATCAAGGCTTCCATCTGTCGCTATTGCCCATCCGTTGGCATCAATGCGCTTGAGCTTGTCCAAGAGACCAGCCTCCGTTGTCTTGATGGCAATTACTAGGGCTTGTGTCAACGAGTGGCGAATGTCATCCATCACATCTTGGGCATATCCAAACTCATCACCGATTCCAAGCTCGTTGGCGGGGTCAAGTTTGTCGATCATTGACCCAAGGGCGGAATCAAGGGCGTCTTCAATTAGGGCGTTTATGCTTGTTGGTTTCATCGTTGTATTTGGTTTGGTTTGTTATTGGTGTGCCGTTATTGCTGGCAACGAGAGCAAGGTAGAACATGGCGGGAAGATTGCCAATAATTAATTGCGAATAAGTGAAACTTTTTTCATCAAATATTATTGACAACCCACCAAACCCTTAAAAACAAGGCATTTCAAGCAATCCCATGCCATGAATAAATCTCACGCCAAGGCCAAACTTTCAGACACTAGGACAAGCGAAACGCCAAGGAACCAAGCTTCAAAGCGTCTAGAGCTTCCCGTTAAGTGAAGGAAGGAAGCAAAGCAAGGAAGGAAGAGCAATGATTGAATAGCTACAGAATCACATGACCCATTGGAATATCCATTCCATCACTTGAAAGAAACAATCACCGCGCTTGAGCTTATAACAAAGCATCAACTTGACGCGTCGCAGACCCTCCTATGGTCGGGTGCGCTTTGGCTTACAGAAAGCACAGCTATTATCCACAAGTTAGCGGAAGCTGTCAAGAAGTATTTCAATTGCCAGCAAGTCATAAGCACGAGGCAGACCCATACGCCTGGTAACATTAGCAAGTTAGTAAGGTATTGCGGCGAGTCGAACCAACAAGCTCAAGCGCACGATTTAAGCGTCACATTCAAACGAGCGTTTACATTGCCAGCATTGCACGCATGAACACTGTTCGCTTGAACACTAGGACAGGCACGGGGGGGAGGGGGTCGACCGGCGAAATATTTTTATCATTGCTATCCATAAACCAGCCCCACAAAAATTGTTACAAGGGGGCAGTTCCCGTTCGGGGTTATTTGTGGATAGGTTTGGTGTATTGTGCTTAAATGTGCGTGATAGGTAACATTTGGTGGGTTTATACATGGTTTTGGGTATAAGTGGGTATAATTGGGTATAGATGTTTGTGGTTGACATTGTGTGTGGGATTGTGGTAATTGGTTGTTTGAGCGCGGGATGGACTTGTGCTTAGAAACTTATTTACATTATGCCAAGAGGCGATTCATACGATCTTCAAGGTCAAGGCGGCGGACAGGTGTACTCTGGCACGGATGCGGCTACTGGCCCATTCCGTTGGGTTCAGACTGTTAACGACACTGTGTTTAGTGCGTTTGTTGCGCCTAACCTTACGAATGCCAGCACGAAGCTGATCACCATTACGATTCCTGCTGGGGTTGGCATTGGTGGTAATATTACGAGCTTCACGCTTACATCTGGAGCGGTTATTGCGTATCGTGCGTAATGTCCCAGTTTCGGTCTACTGGTGGGCTGGACGATGTTATCGTTGCTGATAACGATCCGCAGTTCTTTGGCGTGAACCAGAGATTGCAGCTCAACCAACTCCAGCCGGGTGAGGTAAGGGAAAGCCTTAATGGGCGCATGGAGGGCTTCTGGAGACCGCGCAAGAGCGTGGTGTCTGTTAGCCCTGTACTAACTACTGGAGGCACTCCGTTGAACCTTCCGTTCCATGTGCTTGTGGTTGAAAAGACCATTACCAGCGTTACTCGTTCTGGTACGACAATCACGGTTACGGCTAACTCTCACGGGTTTACCAATGGTGATTCCGTGTACATTTCTGGCGCTGGATACACCACTGGTTCCAATCCAAACGGAACATTCGTTATTGCTGGGGTAGCCACAAACACATTCACATACACGCTTACTGGTGCTGATGGAGCTTACACTACCACGGCTAGCGCGACCGCTGGGAACATAACCCAGAATTTTAGAGCAATCACCGCTGTGTCGTATTCCGCTGATGTGGTAACGATTACCGTGGCTGGACATGGGTTGGCTATTGGGGTGGCTGGCAACCTTACGGTTAGCGGCATTACCTTTACTGGCACGAATAACAATGGGGTCAAGGCTGTGACTGCGGCTACCGTGGACACATTGACCTTCCCTGTTACTGGCGTGACTGCTGTAGCACTAGGGGCGACTCCAAGGATTGCCCAGATTAACATCAACGATGCCGCCGCCAGCGATGTGTTGGCATCCTGCATGTTCTCTGACCCTAACGAGTCCAACAAGGAATACATCATTGTTGCGCTGGAGACTCTGGCGAAGAAGATCGACCTTTCCACAACACCCTACACGGCAACGACTATCCCGTATCCCGTGGGAGCCACCGTTGGGAGTAACTGCGATATGTTGCAGTGCTTCGACAAGGTGATGATCATGCGGGATGGGCAACAAGCTCTTGAGTGGTATCCTAATGGCAGGGCGATTCTTTCTGCGTCATCCAACGCGACAGCTGGTCCCAATACCGTGGTGACAATGAAGGTTCGTGAACACGGACTTACGGCTGGGTCATCCGTGGTTATCGCTGGGCTTACTGGTGGCACTCCTCCAAATGGGACATTCACGGTGGCAACAATCGTTGATCAGGACTCATTTACCTTTGTGGCATCTGGGATTTCTACTAGCACCACATTTGTAACCACGGTAGCCACCATGACTGATGGGTTCACCCTGTCCCCCGGCGGTGCTTACACCCAGCCACAGGTTTTCAACATCCAAGCCAAGGATGTAGATGTAGTTAGTGGACTTGTTTCTGCCACAGTTGTCGGAAATACGACAATTCTTGCTGGTGATATAATTATCGTTTACTCAACAGCTACTGCTGATTTTCAAGCCATGCTTGGTAATTCCTACCAAGTGGTAAATGCTACCACCACGCTTATCCAATGGTATGCCCCTATCGGGGACTACAATACCTCTGCATCTGATATATTCGAGTTTGGTGGCAGGTTCTCCGTGGGCGGTGGATTTATGCACCAACCCGGTGCGCCTTGGGCTACCTACTTCCAGCGCAGGTTGTTCGTTCCGTTCTACTACTCCCAATCTGGCACTTTTAGCGCACCAGTCTACACCAGTAGGAAGATTTCCGACGAGATCGCGGTTTCCGACCTACTGGACACTACGACATTTGACCAAATCGAGAATCAGTTTCGCATCACTGGTGGTACTGCTGATTATGTGGTTGCGATGCACGGGTTTTATGACGATGCTTTAGTGGTATTGAACCGCAATAGCCTCCACCTTGTGGCAAAGACCCAAGGAAGCCTGTCTGACACAGTGGTAAAGGAACTTACTAGCGAGGTTGGGTGCTTGGCTCGCAAGACGGTGGTCATGCAGGCTAACAATATGCTATTCTTGGCCGACGAGGGCATTTACGGGTTTACCTTCGGTAACGATTATAACCTTCGTGGCACGGAGGAACCACTTTCCAAGAACATCCAGCCGTATATCGACCGCATTAACAAGAACCTTGCGGACAAGTCGGTAGCGGTCTACTTCAATAACCGCTATTACATCGCAGTCCCGTTGGATTCTGTAGCTGGAGGAAATGATGCCCGTGGAAATAACGCGGTTCTGATCTACAACTTCTTGAACAAGGGTTGGGAATCGCTTGATACCTATGGGGACTCTAGGTTTCTAATTAAGAACTTCATCACGGCAAGTGCTGGGGTTCGCAATAACCTGTATGCCGTTAGCTCCAATGGTGGATTGCACCAGATTGACGCTGCCGACTCGTCCGTTGACCGCCTGAGCGTCACGAATGAGGACACTGGCGTGGTTACCCCAACGATCAATTCGTATGTGACTAGTCGTGGATACGACTTCAAGACCCTTGAGCGCAAGAGGTTTACTGATGCCCAAGTTCAAATGCAGAACTTGGCAGGGGAGACTGGCGAGTATGACATTGCGTTTGCCACAGAAGACCCAGACTCGGCAGAAAGCATTGGAACTACCACCACATTCCTTGGTGGGCAGATCCTATCACCCAGCACCGCTGGCGAGGCCGAAACCGCAAGCATCCGATGCAGACTTGGTGGTCAGCGTGGCTATACTGGGACTATCACATTGACAAGGACTATCGGCTCACCTAAGATCCACTCTATTCAGGTTGCGGGTTCTATCACTAACAGACAAATTCTATCACAAAAATAATATGGGCGTTGTAAATACAACCTACACATTCTCTGGGACTGACACAATTACCAGTTCCAAGCTGAATAACATCATTGATGATACGACATTTACCAGCGATGCGATCCAAGGAACCACCTTGCAGGTTGTGTCTCCGGGTAAACTTGCCGTAAATGCTGGTGGAATTACCTCTAATGAGCTTGCTTCTGGTTCGGTGACTCCAGCAAAAATCTCCACGGGTGGCCCAAGTTGGACGGAATCGTCTGTAAGCCTTCCAAGCAATACATCCGTTAGCGGGACGGTTACAGCAACTGGGTTTGTAGGGCCGTTGACTGGCAATGTGACTGGCAATGTGACTGGCAATGTGACTGGCAATGTGACTGGCAATGTGACTGGCTCGTCTGGGTCGTGTACTGGTAACTCTGCTACTGCCACGAATCTTTCAACAAACTCAAGCAATTGGTCAACTAATGGGACTATTTCGGCAGTAGTTGGACAACTTGCATGGAAAACCTATGGGAATAACCACACAATTTTTGATGCATCACAAAGTACCTCTCCAAGTGGTTCTACCGTAAATAACACAAACTCTCAAACCGCTTGGTCTCAAACACATCCAACCCTTATGGGGTGGAATGGGGTGAACACTCATGGTGTGCGCGTAGATACAGCAAGGTTATCTGAATCGTGTAGCGGAAATGCCGCAACCGCTACTACCGCCTCCACCGTAAGCAACTCCGCTATCACAGCAGCCAAGCTAGATGGCAACCAAAGTGGTTCTGCTCCAATTTATGGGGCAAGAGCATTTATAAACTTCAACGGCACAGGTACAATCACAAGTAGGTTTAGTTCAAATGTTAGCAGTATTGCGGATAATGGCTCCGGAAATTACACCGTAAATTTTGCAACACACATGCAAGATGCGAGTTTTACTGCATTGGTTACATCTGGTAGAGATAACAGTAATAACGACATGTGTCAAACAATTGTTCTTCCTAGTTCTGGAGCTTCGGTTCAAGTCCTCTTGTCACAAACAAACACAGGTACAACCAGAGACGATTCAAATGTAGTTTGCGTTTCAGTTTTCAGATAATATGAGTAACCAAAGAATAATTCACCCGACAGAAGATGGTGGAGTTACAGTGATAATTCCAACATCAGAATATCTTGAAGATCACACAATCGAAGAGATTGCGGAAAAGGATGTCCCAACTGGAGTTATATATAAAATCGTGGACGTTTCCGAAATTCCGTCAGACCGAACATTCAGAAGCGCATGGGAATATCAAGTATGAGCATTTCAATTAACATCGACAAAGCAAAAAATATCTGGAAAGATAAATGGAGGGAAGCTCGCAAACCATTGCTAAATGCACTGGATGTGGAATTCGTTCGTGCGTTGGAATCGGGAGATATTGTCAAACAGTCTGAGATATCCGAAAAAAAACAAGCCTTACGCGATGTGACTCAAACTCCTATTAACGCAACTACACCAGACGAAATAAAAAACGTTTGGCCCAGTTCCCTGAATGGATGAACCAGCACCTAGCAAAAGCAATAGCAGCATATGAACAAGAATGTATCGACTTCCAACAACTTCTCACATGGCACTTATGTCATGGTATTGTTGTTTGCGATATGGATTGTTTTGCTATGGGCTTTAGTGTGTTTCGTGCAAACCCAACTCAAGCAGTCCATGTTGACGATGGGGATACATTGTTCGTCACATTTACTACAGGAGCCATGCGTGGAGCGTTACGCAAATATATTCAACACTACGACTTTATCGCATTCCAACGCAGCTTTAAAGGAAGTGATCGCATAAAAGTTCACGACATGTACAAGTTTTATTCAAAGTTAAAAGAAAGTTAATCTCATGGGGAGTAAACCTAAATCAGTTAAAGCACCAAAATTTGACCCAGCTGGCGATTTGTCAAAAATGTTGTCAGCATACCAGCAGTCAATGCCGGGTATCTTGTCATTTGAGCAGCAATACCGACCAGAGTTTCAAGACCTCAATCTTCAAGATGTTTCCCAATTTGGGCTTGGAATGCTTGGTCTTTCTCCTCAGTTTACCCAAGGTGCTGCACAGCAACTTGGTGCGGCGCGTGAGTCTGAACTTGGTCAGATGACTGGACAAGCGGGACTTACCCGTGGGCTCATGGAAGGGCTTTCTCCAGAGCAAGCAGCGCAAGTTGCAAGCATGCAAGACCTAGCAAGCCAAGCAGCGGGTGCTGAAGGGGCTTATGCTGGGCGCATGGGGGAGGCACTTGGGACATACGGAATCCGTCCGCAGACCTTCAGCCCCACCATCCAAGCCGCAGAGCAAGATGCCGCAATGGCGAACCAAATGGCGCAAGAAGCCTATGCTCGTCGTGGCACGCTCTCTGCACAGGAACAACGCTCGTCGCAACAAACGGCGAGGGAGGCCGCACAATCGGCTGGAAGACTAGGTGGGAACGCGGCTATTGCCGCAGAGATCCAAAACCGTGAGTCAGCATTAGCTGGACGAAGGGCGCAAGCATCACAGGCTGGGCAACAGGCATTCGATCAACGCCAAAATCTTGCTAATCTTCGCATGGCTGAACAACAAGGATTATTTGGGCAACGCCTTGCGGGCGCACAAGCCACAGCAGAAATGCAACAGGCTGGACTTGGACAATTGCAGGACATTGAGAAAATGCGGATGGGCCTTCGAGGTTTAGCTGGAGACGAGGCGATGAGGGCATACCAAGCCGCTGGTGGGTTCTACACTCAACCGGGCCTCCAACTGCTTGGCAGCCAGCCTCTTTCCTACCAAGTTGGTAACCAGATGATGGGCCTTGGACTTGACGCTATCGGTGCTGGTAAGCCTCAACTCTTTGATGTTGGATCTGCGCTTAACCTTGGTGCTGCTAACAGGCAGAATCAACTTGCAGCTGCTCAAGCTAATGCTCAAGCTAAAGCTATGCAGAGGGCTGCAATGTTGAATGCAATTGGAGAAGTTGGTGGGTCTGTTACTAAAGCAGTTGGGGCAGGAATGGGTTAATTAAAAAAAATCATAATAATATGCCATACGGACAAGGACAGATGCTAGGAGCGGGTGTAGACCCACAAATGTTTGTGCAGGATTACTCTGGCTTCACAAGGGCTGCGGAGATCCAAGCAAGGGGGATGCAAAACCTTGGTACTATGATTGGTCAAGGAATCAAGGACTTTGGAGAGGCTCGCCAAGAGCGCAAGAAGATTGATGCCGAAATTAAGGCCACCTCTGCTGGTATTGAGTCTGCGATCAAAATGGGTAAAGACTTGGGTATTGACATCGGAGGTTACCTGTCACCAATCCAAGCTAAAATTAACGACCCAAACACATCTCCTGCGGAGGCATTGGCACTTGGGAGAACTGCTGCTCAAGGTATTTCAAACGCATTCACCCTTGGGGTTGGGGCGCAAGAGAGATCTATTGCCTCGCAAAGGGCGCGAGATGAAAATGCCTTTAGGCTTGCTAACCTAGAAGTAGCGCAGCAAAGAGCCAATATATATGGGCAAAAAGCTCAATCTGAAGAGTCTAAACTCACCAAAGGTACTTTGTCGTTTTTTGATCCAGATACCAATCAAAGTGAGGAAATGGATGTGAATTACGACCCACAAGGTCGCCCTCGCGTAATTGGCACTGGAGAGCTTATTGTAGATCCAGTAAAATTTAAATATGGAGAAGGTGGAGTTGAAAAACTACCAGAACAAAACATTCCTTCAACATCTCAAGTTGATTATAACCAGCTCCCATCTGATGGAAATTGGGGATTCACATCAAAAACACGCGATCAATTGCAAAAATCAACGGCTCAAGCCCGCCAAGTGTCACTTGATTTTAATGCTGCAGCCAGCAAGAATGCTAAAGGAATTGAGATTATCATCCCAAATGATGCTAGCAAGATTGAACGCATGGCTGCTGAAGATTATGTTCAGCAAACTCAAAAGTACTTCGCTGATCGTGGAGTAGATGTTCCAGTTCGTGGTGTCCGAACTGCAAGGGAAAATGGACGCGGTACACCTGGACGGTTCCACACAGAACCATTTTTTGTGGGCGATACAGCGGCAAGAAAGGTAATGGAATCCGATCCAGATGGTTATGCGCAAGTTCTTGCAAATACGCTTGGAAAAATTAATAATGTGACATTTATTGCTCCACACAAGACTAATGACCCAGGTGCATCTGACGGAAAATTCAACGAGCGCGATTTCGCTAAAGGGTCTATTATTCCTGCTCTTGAACGGCTGAGTCGTGGTGATCTCTCAAGGCAAGCAATGGGAACTCCAGAGCAACAAGCTGAAGTCTCAAGAATGATTGAGCAAGGTTCCGGTATGGCTACATCTCAAGCAACTCCAAGTGGGTCAATGTCTACTGAACCAAGTTTAGCGCAACAGCAGCCGCAACTCCCAGCAAGAAGGCAAGTTGTTGCCACAAGACCAGTTGGTGGAGGAGCTGCTTCATCTAAATTTAGGCCAGCTAATGCAGAAGAGGTTTCGATGTACGGAACCCAAGGGCAAGTCAATGTGGAGACTGGGGAGTTCAAACCAATCAGACCACCATCTGGAGTGTCTCTTAGGCAGTTACCTGGGGGTGGATTTGAATTTGTTCAAGGGGCTGGAGCTGTGGATAGATTTGCTCAAGCATCGAAAGAAGCAGAAAAGCAAAAACTCCAAGCGGCTGATAGAAACATCCAAGATTTAAT